CTCGCAACCACGTAACCAATGCCAACCTGGAGCGTCTCCAATGGCTCGGAGTCAATAAACGTCGGATTCGGTCTTCACTCGACGCCAAAACTCCAGGCTAAAGGATACGTCATGGTTACCGGTGTCAAAGAGGTACGCCGGTTCATGCTCCACATGGCCCGAGATTACAAAACCTACAATAAATGGATGAAGATGGGTGCGCAGATTGTCGCCGGTGAAGGTCGACGTCTTGCTCCTATTAAATCCGGACAACTTGCGATGAAGATTGAAGGCAAAGCATCCGCTCGAGTGACAAATAAATACGGCTCCAAAAGCACCATGATTGGCGGAGTTGTCGTAGCGAATACTCCCTACGGTAAATCGGTGTCGTTCGGCCGATACTATCCGTGGGGACCGTATGTTATTCGCCGAAGCAAGACTGGGCCACCCTTTAGAGGATTCCGTAGTCAAGGAATTAGATCAGACAATAGCAACACTTATCTAAAGCGTGCCAGAGAAGCATCAAAACCAAACGTAGTAGCCTTATGGAACGTACTACTACGCCGCTACATCCAAGTAAACGGCTACGAATACCGGAAGACATCATAGGAGAATAAATTGGATATTGACACCCTGACACTCGGCGACATCGAGGACATTGAAAACTATGCCGGCTTATCATTCTCAGATATTGGAGAAGACAAGCCAGGCGTCTCAAAACTGCGGACCGCACTGGTCTGGGTATTGAAGCGCAAAGCAGACAGCAGCTTCACGATTGAGCAAGCTAGGCAAATTACGCCGGACGAACTATCGAAAATCTTTGAAGAGACTCCACTAAAAAAATAAAGAAGGGCCAGGCGGAGCGCATTATTCCGCTAGTGGTCGCAACTGGTCTGACGCCTAGTGTGCTCCGCGAATTGAACTCATACGAGCTCGAGGTCCTAACAGACATACTGAAACAGAGAGGCTAGACAATGGCTAGTGGCAACATGATCGTTACCCTGGTCGCTCAGACGCGCAAGTGGTCGTCTGGTCTTCAAAAGGCTGGCCGCGATACTATGACCTTTGGGTCGATAGCAAAGCGCGGATTCCAGATTGGCGCGGCAGCTCTAATCTCTCTGGTCGGTGCATTGTCTCGAGCTATTCCAATGTTGGCTAATATGGGTGCGGAATCGCGCAAGGCCGACGTCCAGCTCAAATTCATGCTGGAGAATATGAACGGTATATCGGCTGCAACCGATAAGACTGTCGAGCGAATGGCCGCTTATGCCAGTACGGTCTCAAAAGCTACCGGCATTGACGATGAACAAATCAAAGCTGTTCAAAAGAAACTCCTCATGTTCAAGTCTGTTCGCAAAAGTGCGGACGTCATGGCTGGCTCCTTCGATCGTGCAACTGCGGCCGCAATCGACCTCGCAGCTGGTGGATTCGGTGAGATGGAATCCAACGCAATCAAACTCGGCAAAATGCTCGAGGATCCGGCGAATAAACTCGACTCCCTGAGTAAGGCCGGCGTCACATTTACTCAGACCGAAAAAGACAAGATTACCGTCCTGGCGGAGTCTGGTCGGATGCTCGAAGCGCAGGAGTTGATTCTCGGTAAAATCGAAGGCCGCGTAAAAGGATTAGCAGAAGAATCGGCGACTCCCTTCGACAAAATGATGCAACAATTTGCTGACATGGGCGACACCATTGGCGAAGCGATGCTCCCGCATCTCGAGGAGATGAACGACCAAATCAGTGCATGGTTATCATCTCCCCAGGGTAAGAAGGACCTTGCGGATATTGTCGAAGCCTTCGTACTCATGGCCGGCGCAATCAGCGACGTCGTGGGCCTGGTAATTGACCTTATGGAAGCCTGGCGCAAAGCCACCGGAGAATTGAAAGCGTACAACGATCAGAACACTGTGTTTGGACGTGGCGGCGGCGGACGTGGTGGTCGACGCTTCTACGGCTCCGGCGGAGATGGTACGCCTAGCTCTGGAGCTGGCAATAACGGTCCTGGAACTGGTCCCTTTGGCGGAACGAGTCGTGGTGGCATTACAGTCAACTTCAACGCGCCAACAGACTCAGTCAGTGCCGGACGTGAAGTAGCCAGGGTATTGGCTGACTTCAACCGATCGAACGGAAACCGACGCTAATGGCCTTGCCAATCATTGAACGACCGTTATACGGTAAAATCCAGTTAGAGACCTCGGCTTGGGCGTCACCATTCACCTGGATAGATCGTACAGCGACAATATCGGGTAATATCGACTATTCAGAAGGTGGTCGAGTTGGCCCGCCAGGGCAATCTATGGTCGACTCTGGAACTCTCAACGTGACGTTTAGTAATGCGGCCACAATTCCCGCTGTCGGCGATGCAGTCCGTCTTCGTCGTTTCGGAACTTCCGAATACTTTTTTACCGGATTCGTTCAAGAAGTAAGCCAGCGAATTGTTTTCGATAACACTTATTCAGTAAACGATCCAATTACCCTAACTACTATTCACTGTTCGGACTGGGTCGGCTATGTTTCTCAATTTCAAGTGGTGGGTGCGGGCGGGTACACTGCGGCCGGAGTATTAGACCCTGGTTCAAGGTATCTCTACACTTCGCGCGCGCGAGCTCTAAACCGAACTATTGACGATACTGGTGCAACTGCCATGATAGACATCGCCGGCGGAGCCAATGCAACTCTAAACATGGGCGACACCGATATGGTCGGTACAATAACGGACCATCTTGATCTAATCGTCAACTCGACGGCTAAAACTATGTGGTGGGGAACTCACGCAATCCCAACAAACATCACGACTGGCCGGACCGGTCTAATCCGCATTGAAGACACTGGCACGACTAGCAGCGGCTACACATTTAGAGATAATTTGGGTAGTGGTAGTGATCTTCATTATGTTGAAATTGACTTTGAGAACTCTTCTCAAAACATTGCAAATACTATCGTGACAAATAACCGCGCTCGATTACACATTGAAGATTATCAAAAAGAGATCACTAAAATTGGTGGATTCAATGAGCAAAACTTTATGGTTGTAAATAACCAAAATGTTGTCGGCGTGCCAGTCGAAATCACAAAAAAGTCTTCTAAGGCCACGTCAATAACAACTTATGGTAATCGTCAGTCGGAATTTGATACCAATTTGACTGCTAACTTTGGTTATTGGAATTTCGTCTCGAATCCTTCCGCCGAATACAGCGACGATGGGTATACCGGAAACACAAACTCAAGAGCGCGCCGCCGCAAACCATCGGCCGAAGCAGTACCATTCACACCGCCATATGTAGACGTGAATGCTGGTCCAGCCGGTCAATGGGCGATTAGAGGTTTTCAAACTGCAGCTGCATCGAGCGCGCGAATTGTTTACAATGGTGGCGAAGCAGATGGGACGCCGGTGGTCGCTGGCTCCGCATACCAATTTTCGGCTTACGTCGCTCGAGGTGCAGTTTCGCAGACCAACGTCAGAGCATACCTACGCATTGACTGGATGAACTCTTCCGAAGCTGCAATATCTTCTTCAGACGGCCCGAAAACGTCACTCACATTATCCAACACCTGGTATCTACTAAAGAGCGGATTCTTTACCGCACCCGCCGGCGCTTCAAGAGTCCAACTCATAATCTTCTATGAACGACCGGCGGGAAACATCCAACCGAATGATGTTTATTGGGCCGACGCACTAGCTCTAAACGATATTGAAACTTACTATTTCGACGGTGATGCGCCAAGAGTTGCGGGTCTATTGTGTGGATGGGCCGGCGGCTCTGGGCTATCACCTTCCTATACAGCTACCGATAACTCGAGTGATCTAAACAACTTATGGCTAAACCAATCTGCAACCACGTCAATGCGGGTCACACGCATCCGATGGAACGCTCAAGAAAATTTAGCAGCAGTATCGTCGCTAACCGTCGGTAAAACTATCTCAGTAGTCAACGACGGCACAACAACATCACACAGAATTGTCGGAATCGAAGGCAACATCGGTCCCGACCGCTACATGATCGACTATTACCTCATCAAAATATAAGGAGCAACAAACCATGAACGAAACAGCACGCGCATACATCTACCGTATTCTTATCGCCGCCGGAACCATCGCAATCGGTTACGGTCTCATTACCGCCGACCAAATTGCACTCTGGCTCGGCCTGGCAACCGCCATCCTCAACATCATGCCGGCCGCCAACACCACGATTCACGGCGATGTCGAGTGACGGAGTAGTCGTCACACTCGACCGCATCTATGAAAAACTTATCGAGCTCGAGGTCCGTCTCGGCGATCACCCGAAACAACTCGATGACCACGAACAGCGACTCCGCAACCTCGAGATGAAGGTTTGGGGATTCGCCGGCATAAGCGGCATCGCCGCCACACTCATATCCATCATTATTACAAAGGCAGGATAATTCATGGTAAATGTCGACTATATGCGACCATGTAAAACTAAAGACATCAACGACAACTATGCTCAGCACGTCGCTCGAGGATCGTTCTCCCCTGGACTGGACTATAACTGCTCTGTTGGGGATGACGTATATGCGACCGCTAATGGGACTGTTGCATCAGCGACCGATAACCTGAAGAGCTCGGCTGGTATGGCAATCCTCATCCACCACCGCGACGGAAGCCTAAGCCACTACTTCCATCTCTCAAAGATTCTGGTGAACAACGCGCAGCGCGTAAAGATGGGCGATCTAATTGGCAAAAGCGGAAACACTGGGACGGCCACCACTGGGCCACATCTTCACTTTGCTATCAAAGACCGGTCGGGCAGGTTCATCGACCCTGAAAAACTCCTGGCTAAAGAAGCAATCGAAGCAAAGAAGGCAAAGGCTAAAACTAAAATTATTGTCTCGGATGAAGCCGATTCTGCTATCGAGTCTCCCGAGACGATAACCGGATAGGGTCTTCCTTCCTTCTACCTATCCGGCGGGGACCAGTGTGATTAGGGCGCACTGGTCCCCATCTCATGCTATGGTGTGAGCACCTACTAGCAGAGGAGCATCATGCCTAAACAACAAGCACTAAGACTCGGTACGACAGTTATGGTCGTATCTAGTGTTATTACCCTATTTACGACCTGGGGCCTTATTCCCGCATTTATTGGATGGACGCTGCTGATCTATGCAATCAGCGAATGAACGTTGGCCCGCAGCGAGCGAGGTCATGGACGAAACCTATGGACGTCTACTCGACGTATGCAAAGAGCTCGAGATTCTTCGTGCAGAAAAAGCAATCGCCGCATGGACTGACAAGCGCGATTTTCTTGACGATCTAAGGTTCAATCTTGGTATGCCTATGGACCGAGTTTCGCGTCGTAGGTGTGTGAAACGATTTACCCTAACAATGCTAAGAATGGGAGAACGAATTTATGAACGACAAGAGGATGATAGCCCGCTCTGGGACTGAAGAATGGTACAAAGCGCGAGAGTACGGTGTAAGTGCCACAACGGTCGCTAAGGCGGCCGCAGGGCCTGGTGGGTATAACTCTGAGCTCGAGCGAGCTCTACATCCCGAAGCGAACGTCATTGAAGACAACGACTATATGCGATTCGGCCGCGAGTACGAAGAATGGATCGTCAACGGTCTGCCCAACGAGTACCGTATCAAACCGAACGATTGGCTAATCGCAGCTGCGGAACAAGAGCGACACCTGGCAACACCGGATGGACTAAACGAAGACTGGAGCATTATTGCAGAAGTCAAGACAACTGGTAAGGACTGGGACAAAGGACTCGAGCGCGGCGTCATACCAGCCGACATCCCTATTCAGTACCGGCGTCAGGTCCAATGGCAGATGTACGTCACCGGAGCACAGCGATGCGTATTTGGCTGGCTACTTCGCACCACATCCGAATCCACTGGCGAATTTGTTCCGGCCTGGATGGAACCTAAACACATGATTATTGAACGCGACGAAGACATGATACGCGACCTAATCGAAGTGGCCCATAGATTCGTGACAGACTTCAATAACTACAAAGAGATCGAGCTTATGGTCGGTCAGAAGAAGGAGATACATTATGGCTAGTTTCAACCTTGCAGATTATCAAACAGTCCAGGAGCGAATAGATTTATTTAGGACCTCATTTAGTCAAGGTCGTATCGTAAATAAAATAGTCCACATTGACGATCACAGCATTATCGTCGAGTGCTCAATTTACCTGAACGCTACTGACGAATTACCTACTTGTGTCGACCTGGCACATGAAGTCAAAGACGCTTCACCGGTAAATAAAACGTCTTGGGTCGAGAACTGTGCAACATCATCGACAGGCCGAGCCATTTCTCTGCTGGGCGGACCATTCTCCCCAAAAGGTAAACGACCTTCGCGGGAAGAGATGTCGAAGGTCGAGCGCGGCAACAAAGCGACGCAAGTCACAACAAAGGACATACAAAACGCTACAACACTCAGCGACCTAAACGATTTATGGTCTAGAGCTGTGGATTCTGGTGACTCAGTGAAGCTCATAAGCGACTTTACGGCCCGCAAAAAGGCTCTAGGTGGCTAAGCATTACGATCTAAGAGTCGAAGGCCATCCGATAGCAAAAGAACGGCCACGATTAGCGCGAAACGGTGCAACATTTACACCGCAGCGCACGGTCGAATTCGAGAAACTAATCGGTAATGCCTGGTTCGAGAAGTACGGCGAAACAAAACTACAAGGCATGGTCCAGGTGTGGATCTACTTCGGAACCAAAACCCATATGAAGCAAGACGTCGATAACCTGGCTAAATCCGTACTCGACGGACTCGAGCGCGCTAACGCCTTCGAGAATGGAGACCAACAAGTCTACAAACTCACGGCAAGCAAATACCCATCAGATCAACAGCACACAATAATCTGCCTTCGCGCTCTGGTGGACTATGCTCTACCTGACTAGCCATCTCCCTACACTCTTCCCGCCGGACATGGCTAGATGTTCGGCGGGATTCCATTTAGGAGCATCATGGACGAACAACATAAGCACCACTGGCTCACCATAGGTGAAAACGGAATTACCCAATGCGTGATATGTGGTGAGAGAGTATGAGCTTCAAGCTTGTAAAACAAATCATCCACAGCGATCGCGTAGAAGGCATCCACAAACTCATTCTGATAATTCTTGCCGACTATGTGAACGATGCCAAAAGTAATGCAGCCTGGCCATCCGTCACGACTGTCGCAATTCAGGCCGGCACATCCATCCGGCACACACGTCGCATCATCCGTGAGCTCGAGACCGAAGGAGTCCTGGTCACGACCCGCCAGGCAGGATTACGCGGGACCAACAAATACGTTATCGACCTCACTCTGGGCGTCGATACGCTCTCCAAATTTATGCCAGGGGCGGACACCCATGTCCGAGGGGGGGCGGACACCCATGTCCGCTCAGGGGCGGACATTTACGACACAAAGGGCGGACATATGAAACACCCAGGGGCGGACACCCATGTCCCCCGAATAGATAATAAACAAATAAGAACAAATACGCTCGACGGTGCGCCGGCCCCAGGCCAGGGCGCATCCGTCTCGCAACAAATAACCAATCGCAGTGCTAATGACGCGATCGGCCCAGCTGACGCGGCCGACACGCCACAATGCCAAGAACACAGCGAATATGACACTCACTGCGCAAACTGCTACGCTTACCAGGTACAAGAATGGAGAAGGGAACCAATCACATGACAGCAGACAGCCGGCTAAGGGTAAGCCGAAACGAATGGCCCACACACAAATTCAAAGCGGCCATCCGAAAAGCAATCAAAGCCCGAATCAAAAAAAACAACAAGAAAGGAACCACCTCATGGCACTTGTTAAAGTCGAAGGACGAGTATCCAAACTACTAGGCACAAAAGGATTCGTACTAGCAGAACGAATCGTCACATCCACAGACCAATCCTGGGAGACACCCTGGACCATCTGGGGAGACCAACCAGCCGAAAATTCCATCGTCGAGGTCACCGGTGAGCTCCGCGTGGAAGTTGCCAGGCACTACGAAACCAAAGAGATCCTAATGTCTTTGAACAACGCACCATATGTGGCCCGAGCCATCGGAGACGCTGCAATCAAAATCATCAAAGAAGGCAAACCAGTCGAAGCAACCCAGTGGGAAGCACCGAGCAACGGAGTACCCTTCTAATGGCTAAATCGTACAAAATGCGAATGTACCAGCGACGCCTATGGCAACAACGCGGCATCATTGCACTAACCGGCGTCGGCATCTGGTTAGCCTTCGCACTAGCAATCATCCTCACTGTCGGATTCACACAATGACACTCGAAGACCTATTCAACGACGTGCCACCCATCACCGGCAAACAATGCCGACTAAACATCTGGGTCGAAACACTCAACGAAGACGATCGCGCTGCCTTCTGGAAAGCGATGGACAACGAACAAATCCCAACCCGACACATCTGGCGCACCATACGATCCATCGGATGCCCCAACCAAGAATCATCCGTCCGATCACACCGACGCGGCGAATGTATCACTTGCGAAAAAAGGAGTAAAAATGGCTAGTATTTACGATTTGGAAAAACAACTCGAACTAAAAAATCTGCAAGTTGATTCAATTCGGATGCAGACAAAAATCATCTGCGAGATGCTCGGAATAGACGCCACACCCATCCCAGAAGAACTACCAACATACATCGAAGAAGAACCCACAATCGACGAGCTCACCGACCCCGATGCTTGAAGACCTACTGAACACACCACTGGCCCCGAGAGCTCACGACACTCGGGGACCGGTGGTGTTTAGCCAGGAGTGGGACGCAATCGGAGACGAATCAGTCGTCACAGCTGTAACCGATACCGAAGTATCCCAAACACAACTCCACGACTTCATCACCGGACGCGGCGGAATCATCCCCGACGGCTATGTGGCCACAATGCTCACAGCCAAATTCAACCCGAACGCCTGGACACGCGACATAGCCAAAGATGAAGACGGTAAAAAGACTCCGGCTGTAACTCGAGGAGCCTGGTCCTATACGTTTAGAATCTCAAAGCTTGTCGACCGGCAGAGCAAGATAAACGACCTAATCAAACTGGTAAATAAAAAGCCAGGCAAACCACAACAACAGAAGACTGACGATCTCTTCGTATTTGCGATGGGAGACAGTCAGCTCGGGAAAGTAGATGCTAATGGATCAGAAGGAATTGTTACCGCGTGGACGCAGAGCCTGGCAACAGCCCGATCCGCTTGGATGGCCGAAGGACGGCCAACTGTTCTCATCGCAGGACTCGGTGACCACATTGAAGGAAACCAGTCCCAGAACGGACGTAACTTCTTCCGCTCTGATCTCACTATCTCAGAACAGTTACGAGTGTTTCGGCGGATGCTCTTATGGACCATCGACACATTCATTGAAGCACCTCGCATCATTGTGGGTATTGTCAATGGCAACCATGATGACATACAACGTTTCCAAGCTACTGACGCATCTGACGGTCATGCTACTGAATCAGCAATCGCAGTCGGCGAGGCGATGGCACTCAATCCGGCACGATACGGACACGTTACGCTCTACGTCCCAGGCAAAGACGAGGACCACCTGGTTCTCGAAGTGAACGGCACTAACTTCGTACTGATCCACGGACACCAGTGGTCTCGAGGTAAAGCGATGGAGTGGTGGGAAAAACAGACATTCAATAACCATCCAGCTGGTGCGGGCCACATTCTTATCCACGGACATGAGCATGAGTTTCAAATCAGCAGCCGCCGCGATCGACTTATCATTACCGCACCAGCACTCGAAGAAGAGTCAACCTGGTTCAAACAGAAGTATGGTGCAGTGGGACGTCGAGGTGTACTTACGTTCATTACTAAACCTGAAGGACAATTCGAGAAGATGGCAATCGTCTAATGGCAAGCAAGCGCGACGATCTACAAACCGAATCATGGCGGAAGAAGATACGACCATACATTCTCGAGCGCGACGGCCACACCTGCCAAGCGTGTAGCAATCCAGTAGACGGAGCGGATGCCACCATAGACCACATCATCCCCAAAGCGATAACCGGTGTGGCAAACAATACGGCCAGTAATCTCCAGACCCTATGCCGGTCATGTAACTCGAAAAAGGGAATCAAATCCAACTTCCGTCGTGCCTTTGTCAAACCTGGGTGGGGTATAACTATCTAACGCAGCGCAAAGAGGCATGGGTACCCATCGGGAAGAATAAAAGCCAAATTGTTTTTTCTGTGAGTTGTCCACAAT